CGCACGCACACACACACACACACACACACACACACACGCACACACGCACACAACCACTCACGCACGCACACACAACCACTCACGCACGCACGCACGCATACACATGTACCATAAATGACCATTCGCTTTTTGTACCATAAATGACCATGTACCATAAATGTTCCAAGGACAAAAAGTTCTATTATGGAAACAAAAGTCCAGGCCCGCCGCTCTCAACACCTCGTTCTGACACGCCAAGTTTAGTTACCATAAGGTACAACTTCTCGGTTTGTACAACATCTTCGGCCGTCGCTATGTACGATGCCAAAGAGTGATACGATGACGACGATGAAGAGAGCCCGAAGAGTGCCTGTGCCTGCGGCGGAGCGCGAGCTCCTCGCGACGCTCTCCGGCCGCGACCTGCACGCGCGACTTCGAGCTCTGTCCGACGCAGGCTGGTCGCTCTCGAGCCTGGCCGAGGCGCTCGACCCACCACGACCTCGCACAACCATCCGCTCTTGGATCACCTCTCTTCCTCCTCTTCCTCCGCCGCTTCAGCATCAACCTTCGGCGCCGCTGAAAGAGCACTTCCAGCACTCACCGCCGGTTCCATCGCCGCACGCGCCGCCCACCTCCGCGCACGACACGGTCTCCGTCCGCCGGTTCTCCTCGCCGCGGCGCTCGCGCATGGGTATCGCTCAGGCGACCGCGGCGAGGCTCGCCGAGCTCGCGCCGGTGGCCCGGCGGCACCGGCCGCGCACGAGTCCGACAAACCCGGCCCGCGTCGCGAATGAGTCGTTGACGCGCCTCACCCGCGAGCTCTACTCGCGCGGCGCCTCGATCCCGGAGCTCGCCGAGGCGGCTGGCGTCACCTACCGCGCGATGCGTCGGCGGGTCCGCGGGTGAGGGTCCTCTACGACCTCTTTCCGGCGCGTGTTCGCGTCGTGCCACCCGAGCAGCGCGACGAGGCGCTCGCCGCGGGCGAGCTCAACACGTTTACGGTGGCCTTCGGGCGGGCGGTTGATAAGACGCGTGTCATCGTCACCGAGAAGACGGTCATGGTCGCGGCGGACGCCGACAACGGCCCGGTCTTGATCTTTCGCGAGAAGTATGACCCGGCGTCACTCGTCTGGAGCCGTAAGGCCGAAAGCGTCAACCGCCTCGTGACGCTGACCGGAAAGCTGCTCGTCGTCTCCGCGAACACAAGCTGCGGCTGCGGCAGCCGCCTACGAAGCTGGAACCCGTACCGGACCGTCTACTCGAGCGGAGACCCGGTTGAGTAGCCTGACGCCGACACTCCTTGAGGTCGCGGTGCTCTGCCTCGGCGCTTTCCGCCTCACTCGGCTTGTCACGACAGACGACATCCTCTCTCCGCTGCGTGACCGGCTGTGGCGGCGCTTTCCGCCAAGCACGCGCCTGGGCTACGTCGTCACCTGCAACTGGTGCACGAGCGTCTGGGTATCGGTGGTGCTCGTGGTGGCGTATAGTATAGCACCGAACACCACGACGTACGTCAGCGCGCCGCTCGCGCTGTCGGCCGTCGTGGGCATACTGGCCGCGCTCACCCGTGAGTAGGGTGAGTTCCGTTACAACGACAACGAGGAGAACCTGAGTGGCGATTTTTAGGCGTGAGCAACCGGTGCAGACACGTCAAAGTGCCATTGCCCAACTCACCGGTGCGTCGGCTGCGACCTCCGCTCCGTACCTCGCGCCGCGTGCGCTTATCGCGGCGGCCGCGCAGCTTCGTATCAACGACCGCGGAGAGGCGGACAGGTTTCGAGAGCGCCGCAACGCGATGTCAAGTGCGTGGCAGGCCGAGTCGTGGGAGTACTACGACGCGATCGGTGAGATCAAGTACGCATTTAACCTTGTCGCATCAGTTGTCTCTCGTATCCGCCTCTACGCCGCTGTTATCGACAACCCGGCGCAGGCTCCGGCTCCGGCCCGTGGCTCATCAACGATCGACAAGCGACTTGCCGCCGCGGCCGAACGCGCGCTCGCGCGACTTGACTCGGCGTACGGCGGCCAGGCAGGGTTGCTTCGCGACGCTGCGCTGAACCTGTCTGTCGCTGGCGAGTGCTACCTCGTGCAGCTTCCCGCCAAGCCTGGCTCCGGTGTGCCTGAGTCTTGGGACATCCGCTCGATTGACGAGGTCGCGATCGACAACCGCGGCCAGTACATCTTGGTACCACGCCGTGAGATGACAGGCAATGACGCCCTGCGTCGCGGCGCTATTCCACTCGCCAGCAACGCGTTTGTCGGTCGCATCTGGCGAGCTCACCCGCGGTTTACAGACGAGGCTGAGTCATCACTACGCGGCCTACTCGACCTGTGCGCCGAGCTGCTGCTTCTCAACCGCACGTTCCGCGCGACCGCGCGCTCGCGCTTGAACGCCGGTGCGCTGTACCTGCCAGACGGACTCTCGGTCGCCGCCGCGCCTGACCCGAACTACCCGACAAACGACAGCGAGTATGAGCTTGAAAACGGCTACACGCCTGAGGAGGCGCAGGACGAGTTCGAGGACCAGCTCATCGACGCGATGACGACGCCGATCCGTGACGAGGACTCGGCGAGCGCCGTCGTTCCGCTGATCATCCGCGGACCTGCCGAGCTTGGTGACAAGATCAAGCAGTTCAAGTTTGAGCGCTCGTTTGACCCGGCACTCGCGCAGCGCGCCGACCGCGTGCTTGAGCGTATCCTCCAGGGACTTGACGTCCCGAAGGACGTCGTCACCGGTCTTGCAAACGTGAAGTATTCGAACGCGCTCCAGATCGACGAGTCTCTCTACAAGGCACACATCGAGCCGATGATGTTGCTGATCGCCGACGCGCTGACAGTCGTGTATCTCCGCCCATACCTCGTCGCAAACGGATTTGATCCGCTCGAGGTCGACCGCGTGTGCATCTGGTATGACCCGTCGCTCGTCGCAACACGCAATGACCGAGCGGCGGATGCCGACTCAGGCTTTGACCGCATGGCGATCTCATACGACGCGTGGCGTCGCGCGCACGGCTTCTCAGAGACCGACGCACCGACAGCAAAAGAAATCGCGTTGCGCATGGTCATGGAGAAAGGCGCGATCTCGCCGGAGCTGACCGAAGGCATGATCGGCGCCGTAGCGCCAGATGTCATGGAGTCTATCCGCCAGGCCAGCCAGGCGAACAGCGTCGCGCCAGTGCCACCCGAGCTTCAGCAGCTTCTGCAGGGCGGCCAGCCCACCGCGCCGGCCGAGGGAGAAACTCCGCTGCCAGAAAATCCGTCCGCACCGGCCGAGACGCCAGAAGCGCAGCCAGTGTCGCCTGTACTCGCGCAGCCACTCGAACAAGAGCAGCAAGAACAGCAGTAGCCGTGCTTGCATCCGAGCAGCACATCAACCTCGTCGGACTTCTCGCAGACGTCGGCTGGCGGTCGATCAAGGCGAAGCTTCAGCGCCGCGACCGCCGCGGCCGCTTCGCCGAGATGGGCGGCGGCTTTTCGTTTGACTTCAAGCTTCCAAGTGGTGGCTCCATCAAGGTCAGCGGAAAGGTCGTCGGGCAGTCTGGAACAGAAAATGTCGACATCGAGGTCCGCGGGTACGGAGACAAGGGAGTCGCAGACGGCATCTACTCCGTTCCGTCAACGAGCGGCGAGGCCGTCAAGGCTGTCATCAACCTTGACGGAGACTCGTCGTCGTCACCTTCTCCTGCCACTACGCCGCAGGCTCCCGACACTCCACAGCTCCACCCCCAGCTCGTTCCCACGGACGACATTGCAGAAGCCAAGGCAACCGGCCGCCCACTTCGCCAGCTTCAGCGCGGCACGTTCCCCGAGCCGGTGCAGGCCGCCTACGACGAGCTCAAGGAGTTTTACCGCAATGAGGCAGAGAAAAGAGTGGCAGTTTCAGAGCCTGATGAACCTGGAGCTCTAGGCAAAGCGATTGGCGACACGCGCGCAGGTCTTGAAGTTGCATCTGCAGAAATAAAAAGCCGCCTTAGCGCCGCGATCAAAAAAGAGTACGGTGACATCGGGTTTGACGAAGAAGAAGTGCGGTACATCGATGAAGCGATTGACGCAGACATTCAAGACTTTGCTCATGACATGATTGTCAAAAAGCATACTGACCCGAAGAAGTTCGAGGAAAACTACGGTGTAGAGAATAAAACAAAGTTCTCAGAAAAGATACTAAAAGATGCAAACATCGCGGTGGCCATACCGTATGCTGTCCTTGAGAAGATCATTGACGACGGCCGCCTCAAGTCACAGTTTGAGTCAAAGACATCAGGAGGGTTTCTTGCTCCAGAGGTGCGTACCAAGACCGAGCTATCGCACTTCGGCTACCACCCGAACGTCGACCCGTCAAAGCGCCCGATCTTTGGCTACCTAACATCAGGAGGAAAGATCGACGCAGAGACAGTAGAAGAAGTCACGTACTACGGCGAGATCCACCTTGTCATGAAGAAAGACGTCCAAAGCCGCACGACATACGCGGCCCAAGACAGCTTGGAGTCTCCGAGCATCCAGCCTAAGTTATTTGGCCAGGTCAGCCCTGACACAGTAAGCTACGCCGGTGGGCACCACGGGTACGCCGAGGCCCAGATCCACGGTGGCGTCTCGCTCCAAGACGTCGACTACGCAGCAATATTTGTCGATAATGAGTTAGTAGACGGAAGTGTAACAGATTCGGAGTTTCTACTTGCCAAGCAAAAACTCGAAAAAGCCGGCATAAAAGTAGTCCCGATACGTAGCAAGCAGTCGCTCAACACGACGACAGGAGAGGTCAGCGATCCAGAGTCAGGCGGCGACAACACACCAGCTTCCAACACTCCGCAGCTTCATCCTCAACTCACTCCCACAGATGACGTCGCCGAGGCGCGCGCCACCGGCCGCCCACTACGAGCGCTCCAGCGCGGCACGTACCCCAAGCCGGTCCAGGACGCCTACGACAAGTTAGCACAGTCGCATGTTGATCAGTTTGAGGTCTACGACGGAGTCTCACAAGGAGGCGAAGAAAGCTCGCTGCAAGACTTGCGTGAAGCGGTCAGGTCAGAGTACACAAGACTTGGATTTAGTGACACAGAAATAAAGAGCATTGCAGAAGGCATGGAAGCAGACCTACGAGAACACCTTCAAAGGCAAGAGATGAAGTGGCGTATGGAGAAGGTTGAAAAAGGATCGTATGAAAGAAAGTATTCAGATGAGGTGCGACTTCAGACAGCAAAAGACGCGCTTAGCGACGCGAGGATCGCGGTCGCGCTAAAGGCAGACCTTCTTGAGAAAGTTCTCGCAGACGGACGGCTCAAGTCGCAGTTCGAGACAAAGACATCACAGGGAGCACTGGTTCCTGAGATACGCGCTCAAAGAGACACCACCCAGTTTGGCTACCACCCAAGTGTTGATCCGGAGAAGCGTCCGATCTACGGATACTTGACAAGAGGCGGAAAGGTCGACGAAGACTCGCTAGGCATGGTCGCTCAATACGGAGAGCTGCAGCTCGTGCTCAAGAAAGAAGCAGAGGCTCGCTCAACATACACGTCAGAAGACAGTCTTACGTTTGTCTCACTTCAGCCGGCGCCTTTTGGAGTGCCGAGCGCCGAAACTTCTTTTGTTCGCAATGACTCGTCATACGCCGAGGCCCAGGTGCACGGCGGCGTCTCACTTGACGATGTTGACTATGTCACCGTGCTCGTGGCACCCGCAGACGAGATAGACAGCGGGCAAAATGGAGTTAGCGAAGAAGAGTATGAGAAGATCAATGCGGCGCTCTCGCGAGCTGGAATACGCGTCGTGCCTATAAGAGATACCGAGGCGCTTGACGTAAACACAGGAGAGGTAAAAGATCGCTATGCTGACGAAGTCTCGTCCGCCGAGCCTGCGCCGCAGCTCCACCCCCAGCTCACTCCCACAGATGACGTCGCCGAGGCGCGCGCCTCAGGCCGCCCGCTTCGCCAGCTTCAGCGAGGCACGTTCCCCGAGCCGGTGCAGGCGGCCTATGACGAGCTCAAGGGACTGTTTACACAGATGTCCGAGCTTCCGCAGGGAGAGGAGATGCCACCTGGCTACACCGAAGCTCCCCGTGCACGCCTCGAGAAAGCAGCGATGGAAGAATACAAAAAGATCG